GAAATAAACTCCTGTCTATTGATTTTAAAAATAATCCATATGTACTACTGCTTATACCTTTATAACTTAAATTAATCAATATGCTGGTACCCCCAATGCTCTGAATCTATCAAGATTCGATTGTGCCTGTAATTTACTTGTTGTTTTTGATACCACTTTTCCATCTAAAACTGTGTAATTCACTATGGTATAATCATCCTTGTTTGAGCCTGTATCTGTTAATGGTACTACTTGTGCATTTTTTGGAAGTTTCAAAATCTCTGGTCCACTCTCACCAACCATCGCCATTCCTGACTGTGTAATATTTCCACCAGTTTCAAGTTCAGGTATCATAGACAAACTAAAACCTTTACCACCAACAAGCGGAACCCAATCTGGTATTTTTATTTTATTTATACCTTCAATAAATTTATTTATCCCTCTTATTATCCAATTCATTGGTGCTGAAAATGCTGTCTTGATTCCTTCCCAAATACTTGAAAATATATCTTTTACATTATCCCACGCACTTTTCCAATTTCCAGTAAAAACATTTTTTACAAAATCTATAATGCTTTTAAATATGTCTTTTATATTTTCAATTTGACTTTTTACACCTTTAACTATACCATCAAAAACCTTTTCAAAAATATCACTAATACTGTTCCACATTGTTGTGAAAAAACCTTTCATACCTTCCCACATCTTTTGGAAAATTGCTTTTGTAATATCCCACCAAGCAGATAAATATGCTTTGATTCCTTCCCATACATTAGTAAATACATCTTTTATGCTGTTCCAAGCACCTTCCCAATCTCCTTTTATTATTGCCATTACTGCACTTACTAAAGCAGATATTGCTTTTAATATAGGTTCTATTACTGGTAGCAAGGCTTCAAAAACAACCATTACTAACGGCAGTATTTCTTGAGCTAATTCAAAGAATAATTCAAGTATCGGTTTTAATATAGGAACCAACGCTTCTAATAATGTAGCAAATATTGGTAACATGCTTATTATCATAGGAGTAAGCAGTTCTAATAAAGGTACTAAAGCATCATCTAACAGCATTATAAAGATGTCTATCAGTGGGTCCAATATGGGCATTAACGCATCTAGCAATGCCATAAATATTGGTAATAGTTTCTCTATTAAAGTTTGAACTACTGGCATTAATTTTTCAATTAATGGGTTTATAAAATTCATGAGTGGTGGTACTATTTTTATTAATTCATTTATCAATCCTGTAAGTGTAGGAAGTAGTGGCCCTAGTCCACTTACAAATAATGCCCCTAATGTTCGTTTTAAGGTATCCATTGTGTCGGTAAATTCAACACCAGCATCAATAGCATCATCTCCTAGAATCATACCTAAATCATGTGCCTTCTGTTTTAACTCATCAGTGCTCTCAGCTGTACTGTTTAATAGCGGAATTAAAGTTATTCCAGACCTTCCCAGTAACTCACTTGCTATAGCCGCTTTATCCGTTTCATTTGTCATGGTTTGTAAACTGTTTATAACAGCATTAAACATATCTTCTCGGCTACTTGCTTTAATCTGCTCAGCGGACAAACCTAATTTTTCAAAAGTTTCAGCATAAGTGCTACCCCCTCGGTTCATATCGTCCATGGCGTTTGTCAAAGTTTTCATTCCTACTTCTAAGGAACTTATATCCGCTCCGGACTGCGACAACACATACTCCCATTCCTGGTAGGCTTCTCTGGATAATCCTATTACTTGACTACTTTTATCAATAACATCAAGACTAGTTGAGGCTTTTGTTGCCATTCCTATAACAGCAGTACCTATCGATAACGCTCCAGCTCCTACAGCGGCACCCCATTTAGCGGCAGTTGCGACTCCTTTACCTAAACTAGTGGCAACCGATTTACCTTTCTCATCAGTTTCCTGTAATTGCCTGTTTGCTTCCTCATTGTCTACAGCAATACTGCCAAATAACTTAAAAAGTTCCAATTGGGTTACCTCCTCTTCTCATACTGACTTTTAACCCGTTCCATTTCATCTATTATCTCTTCGACACTTAGACTACTTATCGAATTATGAGTAATCGTTGGTCTTTTTAATAGTCTAATTTTAAAATCATTAAAGGGTATCATTTCGATATTATTCTTAACCATGTCAGGGTATAATATTTGCCACAATCCCCAAGCTGTTTCTTCTATTTCCTTTTCTACAGAGTAATTAATATATTTATCAAACAGCACTAAAGGAATGTCCGACAACACCTCACTATTATATCTTTTTAAAAGTTCAGCTAAACGCGGTCCCTTTATTTGACCGCATTTTTGAAAAAACTTACAATACCCTCATCTCGGGTTATATCTTTTATTACAGCTATCAAGTCTAAATCCTCAGCTTCTTTTGTAGTACAATTTTTGTAGGCTGATATAAATTCATACAGCTCTTTTTCTGCTTTATGGGCTTTTTTTACAAGTTGTATCATTAAATCTGCTCCAACTTCTTCTTGTGACGCTTTTGGATTTGTAATCACAATATCCATCTTATCCAATATTGCTGATAATTTCATTCCACTTTTAATGCTTAACATATCATTCTCCTTAAATATTAATTAATCTAATTTACATAAAAGGGTTTTTAAACCCTCTTATGCAATTGTTGTAAAGTTTACAAGTTTCTTCACCATCTTGTTTCCTGCTATATCTCTGATATTTGCTATCATTAAAATATAGGCTGTGTTGTTTGCCAAATTTGATGTAGGTGTAAATGTCAATGTCTTTGTAGATGGTGCATATGATACAGCACCCGCTACATCTGTTCCATCAGATACTTTAATTAATGTAACATTATCAACATTAGCATCACTCTCTATTATTGCTTCATTAAATGTTGCTGTTGGTGCAACTGTTATTGCTACATTAGTTGTTGTATCTGTTGGTACTGTTGTACAGGTTGGAGGGTCTGTATCATCTGATATTGATGCTATATCTTCAACTTCAAATAAATTAACATCATCATCAGTAGCATCCCAATGTCCATTAACTTCCAATGATATTACTCCTTCTGTTTTTGGTGCTGCTACAATTGAAAAATCATTTTCAGTCATTGGATTGTTTACCTGAATCTTCTTATATCCACCTCCAACAACCTTAGCAAATAAGGTTATGTTTGTTGCATATGAACCAGACTGGATTAATCCCAAATCAGTTGATTTTGCTTTTATTGTAGTATTATCAAAATCAAGATAAGGCATAGCAAATGCAAGATTCTCCATGCTTGTGTCCATGAGGGGTACTGCCAACATACAGTTTATCTCATCAACAACCTGAGCCCCTTTTGTTTTTCCTTTTCTTCCATCATATTCAATGTCCCTTATGTTCTTCTGAACTGAAAATGTACCTCCACCTTTTGTAGGTGCTAACCTTCTTTCAGTTGCTAACCCATAATCTAAATATACAATGCCGTGGTCGATTTGTATATTCTCTATCTGTGCCTGTGTCAAACTCATTTTAATTACCTCCGTATTTTCTTCCTAAATATGTTTGGCTTCTTCTTTTTATTTCAGGATTAATGATGTCAAGAGGGTACTGATTTTCAAAATAAGTTATTATTGTAATCGGTTTACCTTCATACTCACTAATCACTACTGCCTTATTTAACTTCTTTTTTACATTTTCCATAAGTGTTTCAATTACTGTACTGTCAGAGTCAGAAGTTTTATCAAATCCTTCAACTGTAATGATTAAACTTGTTAATGCTTCACCATCATCTTCTGATATATTGATGTTATATGTAAGATAGGGATATGTTATGTCTTGCTGTGCATCTTCATAATATACATCAGGGTGAACTTCTTTTAATAATTTTTGATATTCTTTTCTAAGCTCAAGCATCTTCTATCCCTCCTTATTTTAATTTATCGTTGTATGCAATCATATATACTTTTTTCATCTGCTCGTGGTTTCTTTCAAAAGCATCTCTAAGCCATCTTCTTGGTTTCATACCTCTTGTTATATGTCCTTGTCCTTTACTATCAGTATAAAACCAAGGTGTTTTTCTTCCTAAACCGTTTTCAGCATATATTCCTGTTCCAAATTCTGTATATATCGCATATTCTACATTTGTTCCAACTGATGCTGTTTTATTTGGTACATCCACGCTATAATTAATATGACT